ATGCATCACTCCATTTCTTTCCAGCCGTGCGCCTTCCAGTTCTCCACTTCATCAGGGTGAACGTTGGCGGTATTGGGGCCGCCGGGGAATGCCGGGAAATCGGTAATCATCGCCACCAGCTGCTGTTCCTGCTGTTCCTGCTGTTCCTGCTGTTCCTGCTGTTCCTGCTGTTCCTGCTGTTCCTGCTGTTCCTGCTGTTCAGGATCATTGGCATCAACCTGCGCGGCCGCAAGTTTTGCTGCAGCACGTTCAGCACGCTGCTCTTTGGTTAATCCGGCCATAAGCCCTCCACTAAAAAAAGGGGCCGAAGCCCCTCATGGTTGATGGTTTTCAGCCAGCAATAATGACGCTGTGACGCGGAACTGGCGCAGCGACACCCCACGCCAGACCAACTTCATAACGGATTTGGCGATACTGGCGGTACAGTGCCACCTGGAAGGTAATGCCTGATACCGGGTCGGTAACGTTCATCACATCATCCGCAGTATCCCCGCCTTGCGGCATTGCCGGGGTGCGAGATGCCAACAGCAGTGCATTACGGTCAAACGCCATATTCGCCACATATCCTGCACCACGGGTAATAGCGGTGTTATCTGCCAAATCCTGACGCAGACCAGGCTGAGCAAGGGTGATAGTACTTGCGGTCGCAGCTGCAACTACATACTTGTTGTCGTCACCAGCAAAACTCACCACATCGCCAGCGGTGAAAGACCCTGTGCCAGTATCAATGGCAATGATACGATCGCCTTCAACCTTATCTCCATTAACCAGGTAGCCCGCGGCAGCCGAGGCCGTGTGAGTTTTAACGCCGGCGGAGTTATGGATATTAAAGCCCTCCAGGCGCCCCAACGTACCTTCACGCAGCAGTTGTTCCGTCCCGGCTTCGTTCACCTTAAACAACACTGACTGTTTGCCGCGCAGGTTTGCGATGGCAGCTGAACCGAGAACCATCTGGAGATCGGTAGTCGGTGAGCCGTTGTCCTCCAGCACCTTACGGGCCAGCGCGGCATCACTGAGGTCTTCCTTGATACCGAACGGCGTAGTTCCCGGCGTGCCAACCTGACGCGATGCGTTGAAGTACAGCGCCCCCAGATCTGCGTCAACTTCGTTCGCCAGTGCGCGGAATGCCTGCTTGAACTGGTCAGCAAGGATGGTGTTGTAAGTACCAGCCGGACCGAGGGCCAGTTGCTCTTCACCATTCCATTTGACAGGAGCCATTTTGGATTTAGTGATTTTGACATCGACGGTACCGATGTTCTGATCACCCGTGTTAGGAGCCGAAGGGCCCGGCACGATGTCTTCAGTTACTGCTACCGGGGCAACTGGTGCGGTAACCGTCTGGTCTTTTGCTGCAGCATCTGCTTTGGTGTTACGGGCGACGGCAGGAATAAAGCCTACCTGCTCGCGGGAAACAACATCCAGAGCGGTATAGATAGTCGGGATCAACCCGGTCAAAGTGTTCGACATGATTCATTTTTCCTTAGAGATGGGTTTGGGTTGGCTGAGCTATCCAGCTCCGGCGCCCGCCGCCATCCGGCGGCAGGCAAAAGAGGACTAATCAACGATGGTGACACCGTCTTTGAGGGCATTTTGTTTGCCTGCAATATCCAGCGAATCGAATGCATCACGCTTCATGGTTTTCTGCCCTGCCTGATGCTGGGACTGACGTGAACCACCGCCGTTATTGCCACTGGATTTCAGGATGTGGTCTTTTTGCGGGTACTGCTCCACCAGAAACTCCAGCGCTTCATCAAACGAGGCCAGCTCGCCCGGCTTCGAGCGGGAATAAATTTTGTTGCCGGTTCCGTCATAGGCGACAACTTTACCCTCTTCGACCTTAAACGACTGACCGAAGCGGGCCTGAAGCAGATCGGCAGGGATGGCGATTTTATCGGTGATAAATTTGGAACCGGTGAAGCTACCGCCGATCATCGAATCGTACAGTTGACTTTCCAGCGTTTTATTTTTGTTGTTGGCCTCATCCAGTTGTGCCTGGAATGATTTGGTGATATCCGCTTTCACCTGGTCAACAGCACCCGCGTCGATCAGTTTTTTCTGGTCGATTTTGGTCATCATATCCAGCGCTTCGAGTGCCTTCGCCGGGTCACCGATTTTGGCGAATTTCGCCAGGCTTGCTTCAGCTGCTTCTTTGGCTTCACGATGAGATTTCGCCTCACCGTTCAGAGAGGAGATTTTTCCAACGGCCTGCACAGCATCGAAGCCGATCTCTTTGCCGTCGTCATGTACATAAACGGGAAGACCGTTCGCATCAACTTCTGCATAGCTCTTGCCGTTTACTTCAACTGTTTTCAGTTTCATGTGGTTACCTTTTTGTGGGTCATCCGACCGTTGCGCCGCTCACCATCCGGATCACGGCAATAAAAAAGGCCGCCCGGAGGCAGCCTGTTGATGAAAATGATAATTAAAGCCCAGCGTCACGGAATGCCTGGTCGTCGCGCTCACGCAACTGGTCCAGCGTCAGCCATTCGCCTTTGTCGTTGTAGAACTCATCAGGAGACATGCCGCCATCACGAATCAGCCTGGCACGCGTCACACCGACAATCTGGGACTGCCGCGTGAATGACTGCCGCGAGAACCAGCCCTGATAATCGGTATCCGAAGGCACCTGCCCGTCCATGCTGGCACGTGAGCTATCTGATATTTGCCCTACAGCAATACCCAGCTCATCAGACGATTTCAGGATGTAGGTTTCGACGCTGCGGCAGCAGAAATGGATTTTCCCGGGCCCCTGCAGATACGGCACCTTATGGCCGATAGGCTTGTTATCCAGGGTGTATTTGAGACGGTCGCGAATCCGACAATCCTTTGATGTCCGGTTATCCAAAGTGGATAACCACTGCTTACCCTTCAGAATGTCGTCGTTAGCATCCGCAAAGCTCTTTCGCGCCGTCGCCGCAAGATGCCCTACAGCTGTTTTGGCAATGCTGCCGGCGTTGGCCCTGCTCATCTGCAGCGCGCCATCCTGATAGCCACGGTTAGCATGACCACGCACCTTTCTGGCGATTTGTTCATGCGTATCGCCCAGCAGGAATCCCTGCCGCACCGTGTTACTGATGCGCGTCATGCGATCGGCTTCAAGGCTATCAGCCCATTCACTGAGCAGGCGCCCCTGAAATGGCTTGGCCATCGCCGCCGCATACACAGCATCAGGGGAGATTCCCACCAGCGGATGAAGCGCCAGAACATCGTCGGGGATAGCGAACTGAAACAGGCTCATCTGATAGCCTGCCTCATGCTGCGCCAGTTCCTGCAGCTCGCCGGCGAGGCTTTCGCTCATCGACTGAACCACATCACGATTTAACGCCCTGACGCTGACCAGAAGAGATTCTAGCCTCGACACCGTGAAACTTTCCGCATCCAGGCTATCCATCGCCACCAGCAATCTGGCCGTCAGTTCCGCATCGCTGTCATTCAGGATTTTTATCATCCTGTTTGCAACGCTGGTGCTGTACCGCGCAATCCATATCGCATGCGCTATCGATTCATCCTGAAGCTTGTCATTCGCCGTTGCCATTTGCACCACCCGGGTTACTCAGTCCGCCGGCCAGCGTGACCTGCTGATTCCGCAACTCGTCGATTACCTCTTCGGGCTTCGCATCCGGATCAATAAATTTGAGGGCCTGCAACACGCGAACAGCATCGACCTGACGTATATCACCACCCTGGCGGAGCGCCTGCACAGCTGTTGCAGCTGCGGAATCAAACGTCTGGGCTGAAACATCCAGCTCGGTGCGAACGTCGACATTGCCACCTTCTTTCTCGCCCAGCCATTCCGCCATGATCTGCAGAATGTTATCGAGGGCGTCCTCAAGAGAGCTCGCCATCGTATACAGAGGGGAGTTTTCCTGCATGCGCTCTTCATTGGTCTGATCAACGGATTTGGTAGAGGTATTCTCGGCACGTAAGAGTTTTGCCCCGGCCTGCCGCATCTGATCTTCCAGTTTTTCCAATGACGTTTCACCAGCTTCAATCGCAGCCCCGGTATGCTCGACATATTCCAGTCCCTGGCGCTGACGATCATCGAAACGAGTCGCAGAGGAAGCACCTATCGTCAACGTTTCGCCATCAGCCAGACCGTAAGCCACCAGCAACGGCACGCGAGCGACATGAAGTATGTTGTCCTGTTCACTCTGACTCTGCCAGTGCTTGATATTCAGTAAGGCGAGATTAAGAAGTGGCGGTGATCCACGCATGAAACCAGTGCGTTTCGTGTAGAGCGTTACCAGCGTTATATCGTTGCGGCTGGTTGTCCATTCTTCGTGAAGCGTCCATTGCGCTACTCCATTATCGCCTGCTTTGCGGCGGTATATTTCAACCTTGCCGGGCATGATATGCCGAATTTGTTCAACCTTCGTCTGCCCGTAGTCATCTCCATCAACAATGATTGATTCACGAATACGCAAATCTGTGAGGATGACCTTTCCCCCTTCAACTTTCGACTTCCAGCCTATAACCTGTCGAGGGTTCAGCATCGTAACGTATGGCCTGCTCCCGGCTGCTATTTCATCAGCTTTTGTTCTTACGGACTGAGTATCCACTCGTGGATAGTCCACCAGCGCATGAACCAGACCATACTGAAATCCGATGCTAAAGAATTGCTGCGCCCACACATCAAGGCGATTGCCTTCCATGTCGATATCAGTAGATAGCTTTCTGATGCTTTCGGGCGCGCTTTCGCTCAATACCGTAGGTTCAGCAAATACGCGCCCTATGTTTTGTTTGATCGCTTCTTCATAGGCAGGTAGCAGAGTTGCAACCGCTAATCGTTCTTTGTAGCTTTCAGGGTCTTCATTGGGCCATTTCGGAAGATACAACTTCCCCTGCCGGCGCATTTCCAGCGTGCCGCCCATCAGCGCATCATTAATATCCCATGCCTCAACCATGTCGTTATAGTCGAGGTTGGGCGTTGAAATATCAGGCATGGTTTTACATCCGCAGTTGGGTGACTTTTCCAGTCGGTTTGATGATCGGGAATTGCTTCACAATGAAATACCCGCCGGCATCGTTGGGGTGATCGTTATCCGCCGTTTTATCCGGCTCACCGTTGTCACCCCATACTTGCTGTTCAAGTGATTCCGTGTAGACCGGACATCGCTTTACATTCACTTTGTAGCGACGTTCACCGTTACCATTGCAGAACATGGCGTTCATCGCGTTGATGCGGTCTTTCACTGGCGGGGTTTATGCATTAACAAACA